CTGATAGTTTGTGAACTATTTAGATCTTGTAATATTATCATATTGAGACAATAAAAAAAAACAAATATTGTTATACTAAAAAGGAGGCCATAGCCCCCTCTCTAATAGATATAGAGAAAATATATCTTAAAAATCTGAACCAGATGTTATAGAAGCTGTTGCGCTAGCCATTCCTGCAAAAGGATCTGAAGCAGTTGGACTATCTATAAAGTTTGCTGGTTTCTTTTCTTGTGCTGTAAATGTAAGAGTATAACCAGAAAGATCAGCCATCCCTGCTCCTGTTACTATAGTTCCCCCTGAAACTTCCGCTCCATTTTCTAATCCCATAATAAAAACATTACCGTTATAATCTTCAACAGCAATATTAGGTCTTCCGTAAGCTAATAATTTAATTTCTTTATTATCTGCTAAAGATAATTTTTTCAAAGTTAAATTTAATGTTTGTTCGAAAAATACCGTACCATTTTCTCTGGAGGCATTAACTGCTTGTTCGAAAGATGAATTTCCCTTTAATTCATACTTATATGCAGTAAAAGTTCCATCCATGTTTGTAATTTGGTCATCTGTATCTTGCGTTACAGTACCATAACCACCAAAATCTGTAAAATAGACGTGTTTTATACCGCCTACCACATCTTTACATGGTTCGATTCTTCCTTTATTTAATGTACATGCCATAATTTATAATATTTTATAAAAAAAAGGGGAGGTAGAAATCCCACCTACCCCTTAATTTATGTTAAACTGATATTAAGCTAAAGTTAATAAAGATAAGTCACTTCCGATTCCATATTGAACTCCTGAAGTAAATCTCATTACCACTCTAACATTTTGTGAACCATCTAAGTCAGCCATATCAATTACTTTTACTTCATTGTGATCTGATAAAAGACCTGTTCCGAAGAAAATGTTTGATTTTTGACCAGCAACCATGTGGTTAATAGGCATACCAGGGGTATAAACTAATTCAATACCTTCAAAAGATAAAGAAGCGTTGTTGTTATACCATTGATTACCTTCTCCTTTGTAACCTGAAGCACCTAATCCATTAGCTCCGTATCCACCTAAGTGTCTAATGTAAGCTTGATGAGCAACAGGTGGTACATAAAGTTTAAGATCTTCTTTTCCATATACTGAATTTGGAATAGAATCCACTACGTTACTTAATAAAGAAACGATATTAGATGATGTGAAAGCTGTTTCAGAACCGTTAGCAGCATCATTAACATCAGAATCAGCAGCCATTAAAACTGTTAATCCATCAAATTCTCCTGCGTTACTATTAACACCGCCCCAAATATTTTGTTCTGTTTTTTCTGCAACTAAACCAGCAACGTGGCTAATTAAGAAATCAGAAAATTGTTTAGGTAGGTTGTCAAATGAACTATATCCCATGGAAATTGCCTCCCAGTCGGATCTAAAATCTTTTTTACATAGTTCTAAGTTAACTTGGAATTCTTCTGGTTGAAGTATTCTTTCTGTTAATGTTAAAGTTCCAGTATCAGAAAAATCACACGATGCATCTTTTATGAAGTTAGCATCCGAAGCGACTTTTTTAATAACCTCTTTGAACTTTACATTTGGTTTAATTTCGATACTTCCTCTATCTAAGGTAGCACCTGATAGCAATGCAGCGGAGATGTACTTTCCAGCGAATTCTCCAGCATAGCTAGTTGTAATTGATGTTGTAGTAGCCATAATTATTATTTATCTAGATTTAAAATTTTATTTAATACTCTATCTTTTATAGTATGCTGTCTTTTTTTAGCATACAAGTTTAAAGATTTAGTTTCTTTACTCTCAGGAGAATGATTTATTTTTTCAGTCTCCTCTTTTAGTTCAACGGATTCTTCTTTACTTAATTTTTCCGTCATTGCTAATCCCAGTTGCTCAGTTTCTGACATTTCTTCTTCTTTAGGACCTCTGATTTCATCAATCATTGCCTTAATTTCATCAACTGCTGAATTTAGTTCCTCTTTTGTTACATAATTCATTTCCTGCTTATCTTCCTTTTCTTCTTCGGGAGATTCTTCTTCAGCTTGTATTTCCTGCTCTATTTCTTCAGGAGATTCTTCTGCTGCTTTAGCTTCTGAAATTTCTTTAATGATTCCCTCTTCCTCTATAACAAGGATTTTACCATCTTCCAGGTCATATTGACCCATTGGTAGAGGAACTCTTTCGTCTTCAGTAACAATAAATACAGGTTGCTCACTTTCGAACGACTCTGCTTCTAAAACAGTTCCATTCTCCAGTTTAATTTGTGCTAACTTAACTTCCTCGGTTAGCTGTACTTCCATTCCTAGAAGTTCTTTTACTTGATTTAACATTTCTACTGGTTTCATAATATATAATAAATAATTAAAAGTTTAGTTTGTTATATTTTCCCAACACCTTGTGCTTGATAGCTACCATCGCAGCATTTACGGGAATAAGTTTTGCCATCTTTACATAAACATCCCCTTTTATTATTTTTAGGACTAGATGTATGGCTATTATCTGCGTATAGTTTTTTTCTCATATTATTTTATAGGTACACAATTAGGAACTTTTCTACCATTAAGGGTTTTAGTACCAATCTGCTCGTATCCAGGCCAACAGGGAGCTTTCAGTTCCTCTAATTCCTTTAGTTTACTTTCACTCCAACGTTTACCAGCTAAACCACCCCATAATAAAAAAGATATAGTTCCACAAGCTTCATTGTCACCTTCTTTATAATATTCTTCTGCTCTACTTAAATAACTATACATTCTTTTTATAGTTTCTAATGAAATAGGTTTACCTTGTGCTAATTGCTGTGCTCTAATTTTACCTACATCAGTAGCACATTTGTTATTTACCTTTTTATTTAATTCTATTCCTTTTTTTGCATTATTCTTTACAGCATCAGGATAATCCGTATAAGATTCCATTGTTACCTTGTCGCATTCCACACAATCCGCTAAGCTTACAATGTTTTTAATTTCTGATATTAAAGCTATAGCTTCTTCTTGTTCCATCTTAGCTAACTTATTAGGTTCATTAGGTCTTTCTAATTTATCAGCAAAATATCCTTCTATGCTAAAACCTTTTACTTTACCTGTTTTAACAAAATCATTCCAAACTTCATCATTATTAACTTTTACTGCAACCATCCAAGTTCCTATAGGTGCATTTAAATTGTATTTTTTAGATTTATCAAACTCTTCATCTTCCACTATCCAACTTTCCACAACGGATAAACCTTTTAAAGGTAGATCATGCTCTAATGTTGATTTATTTTGGTTACCACGCATTAAAAATAATTCACTTGCTTTTTTAACCGTATTTCTAGAAAAATAAATGTAATATTCCTTTTCACCACTTTTTCTATATATAGGTTTATTAGGAATAAGTGCTGCACCTATTAAGATTCTTTTCTCACCATCTACTTCAGCTAGTTTTAATTCCTGATTTTTTAATGCTATGAAATCTTCTTCTATTGCAGGGTTTTCTACTACAGAAATGGCTTGTATACCAGAAAATTCATCGTTTTCATCTATAAAAAGTTCTATTATATCCATATTATAATAATAATTTTAGTTGTTTTTTGTTATTTATCCTAAAGCAGCTCCTTGTACAATGTTTCTGTCTAATTCTTGTGCTGTTGTTACATCATTAGATACCACAAAAGCTTTTACTGGTTGCTGTGTCTGTTCTGATATAACATCCGCTAATTGATTGGTAGGGTTTGAACCAACTACGTTAAATGCAGGTGGAGCAATAGCAGATGGTGTAGGTACACTACCACCACCACCGCCACCTTTAGCAAAAGCAGGAGGTTTTGGATCTTTGGTTGCTGTGATAGCTTTTACATTTGCTATACCAGCTGCAACAGTAGCAGCAGCAGCAATAAAGTTAAATGGAGGTGGAGCAGATTTTAAAGCTGTGTTCGCTGCAGCATACGTATCTCTTATAGCTTGTACTACCGCTATAGCTTTTCCAAATTTAGTATTCTTACCTACAATAGCCGCTAAGTTACCTAATGCATCAGTAATTAATTGCTGTTTAGATTTTTGTATTTTCTTTTCTATTTCTACTTGTGCGTTACCGTTTTCTTGTTGGAAAGCTAGTAATTCATTATTGGCATCCGCATAAGCTTGTGTGCCTTTTTGATACTTATCCCTTTTATTAGTTAACCTTTCCTCTTCTAACCTAGCTTCCTCTTCTAAAACTAATTTCTGTTGTTCCAATCTTAAAAATTCACTTTCTATTTGTTCTGCATTAAATTCCTGTTGTGCTAAATGTCTTTCCGTTTCTGCATCTATATTACTTTGTGCTAAATCCTGCTTTTCTTTTTCTAATGCTAAATCGTTTGTTTTTTGTTCACTTAAAAATCCAGTTACAGTAGCTTCCACGGCTAATAGCTCATTCTTAGCTTCCTGTAAAGCTATAGCGTTTTCATCCGTTTGGTTTTTATCATAAGCCAATTGGGCAGCATTTAAAACTAACTGAGCATTCTCCTTCATTACCCTACCTTGTTCTTCTAAGGTATCTCTTAATTTATTGTTAGCTGTAATCCTTTGCTCTATAGTGTTTCTTTCCTCGTCTCTTACTTGTCTTTGTTGTTCAGCTAAAATATCATACTGTTCTATTAAACCAGCATTAGCTACTTTTGCTAGTTCAGCAGCTTTGTTAGCTTTAATAGTTTCTTTTGCTTGTGTTACAACTGCCTTAGTATATCCAACAACCGTTTTCTTTACTGATTCAAAACTTTGATCTTGTCCTGTTATTATATCTACACTTTCCTTTCCAGCCTGTTTAAAACTTTCCATAGCATCAGAAAAATCACCTTTGAATAACTGTCCTAATCCTTTTCCTATAAATCCTAACGTTTCTTTAAACTGGTTAAATCTATCTATTACACCTTTTTTAAATACATTAACAAATTCCTTCATAGTTACTAATGGATCTGTAAATAAAGCATTAAAAAATTCCTTAACAGTACCAAAGTTTCCTATAATAAAACTTACAAAGTCATTAAATGCAATAGATACCACCTCAAAGGCTGTATT